TTAGGAGGCGGATTCTTCTAATGAATGTATTTCCTCTCAATGTTGCGTATCTTCACCAACATTGGGTGGAGATAGCAAAATACCTAAAACCAGCGTTAGATCTTAGCGGTGTAGAGGAGTTCAACCTAGATCAGATGAAGGCATTTATTGCCAATGGTTCTTGGATGTTGTTTGTTGTAGAAGAAGAACAAAAAATATGCGGTGCGGTAGTTGTTACATTTGCAAACTATCCAAATGATCGAATTGCATTTGTAACAGCGATAGGCGGTAAATTTATCAGTAGCAGAGAGACTTCTGATAAGTTTAAGGCTTTGTTAAAAAGCATGGGTGCTACTAAAATTCAGGGATATGCTAGAGAATCAGTAGCGAGATTATGGAAAAGAATTGGGTTTACCAATAAACAAATACTAGTGGAATGCAAACTATGAGATTCAACAATCGAGCCTGTGCATTGATGGAGATCCCAGATCTACCACAAGGTGCTTTTGAGCATATTGGCGACAGAAAGATTAAACCACAAGGCGGTGGAGGCGGTATACCTATTGTTTCTGATATTGGTAAGGCTGTAGAAAGTGTTGGTAAATCTGTAAGCGGTGCTTTAGCATCTATTGACCCTGGTCCAGCAATCGGCAACATTGGGGAGTCCATTGATAAAGCAATTACTCAGCCAATTGGTCAAGGTTTAGCAGAAGTAGATACATTTGTTAATCGTGAGCTTCCTGGTGGATGGGTTAGTCCTGCTTTAATTGCAGCAACAGTAGCAGCACCATATGTTGCACCTGCACTAACAGGCGCAGAAGCTGGTTTTGTTGGTTTAGATGCAGCCACAGCAGCAGAATTAGGCTTATCAGGTGGTAGCGGACTTAGTGCAGCAGGCGCATCTGGCGATGTGTTAGCTGGATTATATGGTTTATCTGAGGCAGCAGGAACAGCAGCAGCAGAAGTAGCCACAGCACTTCCATATTCAGAGGCTTATGATGCTGTAAACCAAGCAACAAGATTGTCATTAAGCGAAGCAGACATCGCTAGAAACTTAACAATGACTGGTATGCAAGAAAATGTGGCTACTGACATGGCTCGTCTTGCAACTCAAGGTTTAAGCCCTGACCAAATTGTTCAGACACTATCTTATTCTTATAGTCCTGCTGAATTAGTTGGAACAAATATTGAGTCTAAAGCCCTTGGATTGCCATCTAAAGGATTAACAGCAACTCAAGCATTGCAAGGCGCACGATTAGCAAGCGGTCTGCTAGGTCAAGCACAAAGACAGCCACAGTTAAGACAGCCTCAGTTGCAAATGCCACAGATTCGCCCTGCTGGCGCAGTAGATTACTCAGGATTATTAAACTTGTTATCGCCAAGAATGGCACAAAGAAATCCAAATTCTTTATTAGGATAAATTATGGCAATTGATCTATCAGTTTTATTTGGACAGCAACCAGACTATACATCTTTTATTACGCAAGAACAGCAAAATAGGATGCAGTCCAATGCTAATCAGCAAGGATTGTTAAATGCTGCTATTGCCTTATTAGCGCAATCTGGAAAATCACCCTATCCAATAGGAACTGGGCAAGCTATTGCTGGTGCATTAGGCGCAGGCATGGAAGGTTATAACCAGTCGTTTGATCGCACGCTAAAGCAGATGGTTACTGGTATGCAGTTGGAGGAGTTCAAGCGTAAGCGTCAAGCACAAGATTTAGCTCGTCAAGCTGTATCTCCTCAGCCTGTGCCTATTCCTATGGCTACAGGCAAAGGATCTCAACTAGAGATGCTATCTCGCCCTGAGTTTGGTGGAGATATGGCTGCCGAAGAAACTGTTAGTGCATTAAGAGCAAATCTACCAACAAAACCACAAGTAGACATCAATAAATTAATTCAAGCAATTTCTATAGTAGACCCTGTAGAAGCAGCTAAGTTAATGACAAAAGATGATAAAACTCCTGATGCTATCAAACAGTTCCAATTGTTCTCTCAGATGAAACCAGAAGAACAAAAAGCATTTTTGAATTTCAAACAAGCATCTGCTCCAACAAGTATTATTTCTTTGTCTGAAAAAGGCTTAGATAAAATTGATTCAGAAAGGGTAGGAGAATTTTCTGCTGCTGCTTCTCAAGCAAGATCTTTTGCAACAAATGCTGCTGCTGTAAATACATTGCTAAAAGGCAAAGGCGGTGGCGAAATGGTTAAAGTTGGCGCAGATATTGCTAAGACATTTAACCTTAAAAGCGATACTGTTACTGCTAACGACTTGGCTAACTCTATTGCTGTTCGAGGTGCTACAGGTCTAAGAGCTCCAGGGTCAGGATCAACATCTGATCTTGAATTTAGATCATTTATTTCTGCATTCCCATCGCTATCTAATAGTGAAGCTGGTAGAAATCTTATGGCAAAAGGTGCAGAAGCATTTGCCAAAAGATCTGCATTATTGTCTGATAAAGCTCGAGAGCTTTACAAAGCTGGTAAATATTCTGATGCTGCTATTGCTGCTTATGACTCTGAACTTGGTGCTGTATTAGATCAAAAAGAATTTGCACCATTTTTAACTCAAGGCAGTGCTACACAAAAACCACAAAGAAGAAGTTTCTAAGGATAGACATGGCTAATCGTAAAGTAGTAAAACTTACTGATGGCACAGAAGCAGACTTTGACATCAACACTTCTTTAGCTGATATTGATAAAAGATTGGCACAAGAAGGCTTAGAAAGAGATAAAAATATTAAGCCTTTTGCAGAAAGAAGTGATGTAAATACTGCTATGGCAAAAATTAACTTGCCTATTATTCAAGGTGTAACAGGACTTGTTGGTTTGCCTGCTTTAATTCAAGAAGGAATCCAAAAAGGTGCTGAAACAATTTCTCAAAAAGTATTTGGCAGAACTCCAGAGCAGACTGCTACTGGTAGACCAATAGCAACATTGCCAACACCTGCACAAATGCAAAAAGCAATAGGCGAATATATCCCTATGCAGAGAGCTGAGAGTTTTCCTGGTCAAATGGCACAAACAGCAGTTCGAAATGTCGTATCTGCTCCTGTTCCTGGTGCTGTAGTTCCATCTTTATTGGCTGCTGCTGGAGAGGAATCTTTAGCATATCCATTTAGAGGAACAGATTTAGAGCCATATGCTAGGTTAGTCGGTGGTGTTGCAACACCATTTGCTGCTGCTCCTGGAGTAATTAAATCTCCATTAGAAAGAATGTATGCTGAGTCTACAAGGACAATGACTCCTGCTCAAATAGAGCAAGCAAGCCGATTACAGCAACAATCATTTCAAATGGGAATGCCTGTAACATCTTTTGAAGCTATGCAACAAGCAGCAGGAGGCAGAACTACATTGCCAGCAATTCAAAGGCAAGTAGAAGTTACACCAAGATCTGCTCCAATGATGGCAGAATTTATGGGAACTAGGGGTCAGCAAACCCAAGAAACATTAGAGAGTGCCTTTCCTATAACTCAGCGACCAAAAATGGGAACAGAAGTCCAAAAAGCTGCATTAGCAGAACAAAGGGCTGTGCAAAAACAAATTACAGAGGAAGCTGCTCCTGCATTAGAGGCAGTTAAAACCAAAAAGATTCCTCAGTCTTGGATGACAAATTTAGAGAATGAGTCTGCAGTTATTGCAGAAGCATCTAAAGCTGTAGACAATATTCCTGCATACCAAGATCTACTAAAAGGCTATGAAACTAACTCTATTGCTAGAGTAGAAGCAATGAGACAGTATCTTGCAGATAAATATGATACTTTGGCATCTCAGGCTCAAGGTAAAGTTACAGGTGAAATGAGGGCTTATCAGGCAGCTAGAACAAAATTACTAGAAAAAGCCGATGACCAAGTTAAAGGATATAAGCCAGCTAGGGAACTTTATCAGGGAACTAGAGAAAAGTTTGAAGCTCCTATTATTGAGTCTCCAATTCCTAATCTAGCCAGAACAAATGAACTTGCAACTCAGTTTGCAGAAGTATTTGCTAAAAATCCTGCAGAATCTGGCTTAAATCCAGAAAAGGTTTCTAGGACTATTAAGGCAATGGCAAATGCAGATCCCAATCTGCCTAAAGAGTTCTTAAATCAGTATATGAGAGCATCTTTAGAGGGTGTGCAAAGGGCTTCTTCTAGGCAGGCAGGAACAGTCGGTGCTCGATTTGCAGACACTATTGTTAAAAATACTACACAAAAAGAAAACCTCAAAGCTGCATTTAGAGAGGTTTATGGAGAAAAAGGAACATCTGCTGTTAGAGGCTTAAATGTCATGCTAGATGTTTTAGAAGCACAAGGTCGCAGATTGCCTGCTGGATCGCCTACTGCTGAAAAAAATATGTTGGCAGAGGAATCTGTTGGTTTGCTTGGTAAGAGTTTTAGAAATATTCCAGGAGCAATTGGAAACCTCTATCAAGGTGTATTTTATGGTAGAGATTATGAGAAAATTGCTAAAGCAATCACAAGTCCTAATGGTGTAGAAGCATTGGAAAAACTAGCTAAAGCAGGAAAAGACAGAAAGAAGATTGGTCTAGCTTTTACTGAAATACAACAAATTGTAAAATCGTTTGACGAAGAACAAGAGTAAGGAAAATCATGGCATATACAAAGTATTCTCTAACCCCTGCTAATAACAACGCTACTCCTCCAGATGGCGCACCAGAGGGGATGCTTCCATCCGCAGTAAACGACACCATGCGAGACATGATGGCGCAGATCCGAGATGTCGGAGATGGCATTCGAGATGGCACATATACCATGACTGCTCCTGTTATTACAGGCGGTTCTATTACTGGTGTAGCCTTGTCAGGCAATACATTCACCAATCCTGTCATTACTGGTGGCTCGATCAACAATACACCTATCGGTGCTTCTACAGCTAATACAGGTGCATTTACAACACTATCCGCAAGCGGTGTAGCCACATTCTCTGCAGGAACAGTATCCGCACCAGCTATCACCACATCAGGCGATACCAACACAGGTATATTCTTCCCAGCAGCCGATACTATTGCCTTTACAGAAGGTGGTGTTGAAGCTATGCGGATTGATTCGTCAGGAAATGTAGGTATTGGTACTAGTAGTATTAATGCCCAAACAAAAGTAGCTATCGCTGGTGCAAATCAAATTACCGATGCTCGAGGAATTTTATCTGTTAATTCCACAAACGCAGCAGCAACCAATCTTGGTGGCTCAATATCTTTTGGTGGTGAAAATGGACAAGCCACATCACCTTATGTTTTTGGTTCTGTAGCTGGAAGGTATGCTGGTTCAGGGTATGCTGGCTATTTACAATTTAGCACTACCGATTCTGGAGCAACAGTTACAGAACGGATGCGTATTGACTCTAGTGGTAATGTAGGTATTGGTACTAGTAGCAATTCTTACACAGCTTCAGGCAGAGGCAATCTAAATATTGCTGGCTCATCATCTGCAATTCTTGGTTTTCAAATTGGTGGTTCGGCAAAAGGATATTATTTTCACAATGGTACTGATTTGCAAATGTGGAATGAAGTTGCTGGTGCCGCTGTGTTTGCGACTAATGCTTTAGAACGGATGCGTATCGATTCTAGCGGTAATGTAGGTATTGGCACTAGTAGTCCTGCTTCTCCGCTTGAAATAACAAGAAATACAACTGGTGGAAGCAGTGGCGAATATCCAAATATAAGATTAAACAATATTAGCACTGCAGGTTACACTGGATTGTATTTTATGCAAAGCAACACACAAAAAGCTGGCTTTGAAATGAAAAACGATGTAGGAGCATTACAGGTTTTTACTGGCACTACAGAACGAATGCGTATTACCTCTGGTGGTGATTTGTTGGTTGGTACTACGACAGTAATTGGTAATGAACGACTAAATGTAACAAAAGATGCAAATGCTCAAGAGCTTATTCGTTTTAATGCCACAAATTCTTCCGCTCCTTGGGGGGTTGATTTACAGTATTCTGCTGCAGCTCCAAACGGAACAAGTAATTTATTCTTTGGTTGCCGAGATACTGGTGGAGCTAGATTTAATGTTCGCTCAAATGGCGGTTTAGCAAACTATTCAGCAAACAATGTGAACTTATCAGACGCTAGAGAAAAGACAAACATTGAATTAGCTGGCTCTTACCTCGACAAAATATGTGCAATTCCAGTCAAAACATTTAACTATATTGACCAAAATCGTGAAACCGATGATGGTTTAACTTTAGGTGTTATTGCTCAAGATGTTGAGGTTGTTGCCCCTGAGTTGGTCATGGAATCAAATTGGGGAACTAAAGAAGAACCAAAAATGCGTTTAAGCATTTACCAAACAGACTTGCAATATGCTTTGATGAAGTCTATTCAAGAGCTAAAGGCTATTGTTGATGCACAAGCAGCCGAAATAGCATTACTTAAATCTAAATAACTTAATAAGGAGAAGTAAATATGAGCAAAGACACGAAAAAAGCTCAAACTATTTTTATTGACAATGTAGAGCATGATTTAGACACAATGACAGACGAGCAAAAACTACTCGTTCAACATTGTCTTGATTTGGATCGCAAGATTGCTTCTGCACAATTTAATTTAGATCAACTTAAAGTCGGCAAAGATGCTTTTGTAAATATTTTAAAAGAGTCTTTGATCAAAGAAGAAACTATCCAATAGGTAAGAGAAATGGCAGACATTGATCCTATAGAGTATGGTAAGTTAGTCCATGCTGTAGAGAACTTAGAATCTAAAGTAAGCACGATGGAGTCAGACATTAAGAAATTAGTAGCTATGGCTGAACGCTCTAAAGGGTCATTGTGGGCTATTATGGGAGCTGCCTCTGTATTTGGTGGTTTTGTTACTTGGTTAGCTGATTTATTCTTTAAGAAATGATCTACATTTATTACGCTGTATTATCTCCCATTTCTTTAACTATTACTTTGTTAGGAGTAATCCTAGCACCAATCCTACCTTTATTTTCTAAGATGGAAATGGGGTGGATGGACAATCATTCTTATATTGGTCTTGGGCATCGTCTACCTAAATGGCTAAACTGGTTCATGACACCAGACAATTCATTGGAAGGCGATGCTACATTCGAGCAGATCAATGGCAAATCTTATTTGGCTATGGTCAAATGGTTATGGAGAAACCCTGCATATTCATTCGGACTAAAGTATCTTAATACTCCTTACTACACAGTTGTTAAAGGCGATCCAACCATCAAAGACAATGACAACGCTAAAGCTGGATGGTGCTTTGTAAAAGCCAATGGTTTATTTTTGTTTCGCTGGATCAAGCCTATCGGATTTAATCGCTGCATTTACTGTAACTTTGGTTGGAACATTATGGGATTAGTCGATCCAAATGTCAGTCCAAAGCCAGATGAATGGCAGTCTACTTTTGTGTTTTCTCCTAGACTATCAGGATTCAGATGATTACTTTAGTCTCTACACTCCTTTCATTTCTTGCTGGTGGACTTCCTAAGTTTTTAGACTTCTTCCAAGACAGATCAGACAAAAAGCATGAGCTAGAAATGGCTCGGCTACAGATTGAGCGAGAACTACAGTTAGCTAAAGAAGGATTCTTGGCACAGGCTCGTGTAGAAGAAATCCGCACAGATCAAATAGAAATTGGTGCATTGCGAGACGAAAAGATTGCCATGTATCAGCACGATACAGACTTGGCTAAAGGCGCATCCCATTGGGTGATTAACGCTAGGGCTATGGTTCGCCCTGCTGTTACTTACGGAATGTTCCTAATCTTCCTATTTGTAGAAATTGCTGGATTCTGGTATGCCTGGCATCATTCTGTTCCGTTTGACGAGGCTCTAGACATCCTATGGTCGGAGGAGACAATTACTATCTGGTCATCCATTATTGCTTTCTGGTTCGGATCACAAGCCTTTAACGCTCGGAAATGAAAACTAGCGAGAAAGGGCTAAACCTTATCAAGCAGTTCGAGGGATGCCATTTAAAGCCATATCAAGACCCTATAGGACTTTGGACTATAGGATGGGGTCATCTTATAGGCGATGGTAAAAGTCTGCCTATAGAGTGGTTTAGAGAGCTTACACAGGAAGAAGCAGATGAGTTACTTAAAAAGGATCTTATACGCTTTGAAAGAGGGGTATCACGATTATGTCCTACTGGTCTTACTCAGTTTCGCTTTGATGCACTCGTCAGCTTTGCGTTTAATCTTGGTCTAGGTAATCTACAAATTTCTACACTTAGGGCTAAACACAACCGAGGCGACATCTCTGGCGCAGCAAATGAGTTTTTAAGGTGGAATAAAGCAGGCGGTAAAGTATTTAGAGGATTAACCAGACGCAGGGAAGCTGAAAGAGCTTTATATCTCCAATGACCGATAAACAATTCCATCGTGCCATTGCTTATCTGTGGCATTTTTATACAGTTCTACTACTTTCTGTGGAAAAATTAGTCTTGGTTCTTTTCCCAAGAAACAAAACGCATAAATCAATTTAGCTTTATCGCTATCAAAACATTCGATTAGCCTAGGCAAAAGATCAATCTCTTTTTGCTTGATATTTGCAGTTCCCTTCACCATAACTACCCATGTTCCCCTAGCGGTATTAACCACATAATCGGGTAGGTTTCTTAATATTGGGTTCAGATAATAAAAGTTATCTACATTCTTATTCTTCTCATCAA